GTTCGATTCCGGCAGATCAGATCCCAGGAGTGTAACCCCTGCGCCTCTATAGCTCAGTTGGTAGAGCATTCGCTTCGTAAAAGGAATGCTTGCATTCCCCCCCCGGGTCAGCGAAAGGTCTTGGGATCGACCCCCAATGGAGGCAAGCACCCATGCTCCTATAACTCAGTTGGTAGAGTGTGAGGCTGTTAACCTCAAAGTCGCAGGTTCAACCCCTGCTGGGAGCGTTTCTTTTCATGGACACAGTACGTCCATGAAAAGAGAGCTAAAGCATGCGTGCGCGTAATGAGTAGGAAAAATGCAAAACATTCAAGTTTGGCAGGCGAACATGCGTCGTGACGAGGTGAACTGTAAGAAGGGGTCGCGTCACCTCGTCTTGCGTGGTCGCTACCAGCGAAACAACTCGTGGGATGTCGGTCAGCGTATGGCGATGCTCGATACAATCATGACTGGGTTTCAGTGTGCCCCAATCTACATCATTCAGGATCCAAAGAAAAAGGCGGATGACGTGTTTGATGGCGCACACCGCCTCGAGACGGCGTGTGAGTTTGTGACAAACAAGTACCCTATTCAAAAGGTTGATTCCGATTTCATCAACTGGGAGTCGAGTCCATTGGCAAAGTATGAGGGGAAGTATTACCGAGACATTGACGAGTCGGATCAGATTCTCTTTGACAATTATTCGTTTGTGATTAATACCATTACGACCGAGGTGGCGGAGGATCCCGAGCGTCTCGCGACCCTTTGGGTCCGTATCAACAACTCGGGCAATCGTCTCAACGATTACGAAAAGTACATTCCGGTATACTATACTCTGTACGAGTTTCTCAAGGAGCATAGCCGCGTATGGGCCGGTACGTTTGTACACCCCAAGTCTGTGTCGAAGCGCGGCGACGCCGAGATTCAGGTCATGCGTATGCTTGCACTGAGTGAAGCGTCAATCCCGACCAAGTTTAATTCCCAGATTGACATTTACAAAAAGTGGCGCCATGACGCCTTTGGAAAGACGAATGAGGTGGAGCCCAAGTTTCTCGCAAAGAAGGATGATATAGTCATGCGTCTGAAACACCTTCACGTCGTCTACGAACTCCTCGTCAAGCACATGACACCTGGTGTGTCGCCAAACGATATCGTTCTCTTGACGCTCATCGGGCGGATCACTCGGTGGTGCGACACACGCCCCAAACTCACTCGGTGTGAGGCGAAGATTTTCGAGTACGCCAATACGATTCTCGAGACACCGACCGACGATCTCCTTCGTGCCTACGATTGTATCCAGGCGAATAACAAGTACCAGATGCGTCTCGTGTATAGCATCGATCGGGACATTCACGACATTGTTGCCGGGATTGATGATCTACGCCTGTTTACGCCGACCCAAAAGGCTCAAAAGCTCAAGGAGCAAGGTGGGCTATGTACATGGTGTTCCAAGCCGATCGAACACAGGGACACGCGCGAAGGCCACCATATCAATCCGTACATCAAGGGCGGACCGACAACCCTAGAGAATCTGCAGGTGCTTCATACCGAGTGCCACCGGGATCTTCACTTGACGAAGAGCTGAACACGCCATCCAGGACCAAGCGCACGCTGAGTCGACAGTCGTGCACCCTCGCGACTCGGCTTGGACCAGAGAAACCAGCGTGACCAAAACCCAGGTGTAAACTTGCCACTCGGACCCCACGATTCACGACTCCGGTGACGCGTGAGGTAGCGAAGCATGCGTACGCGATCTTTATGGATGGTATAGTCTGAATAGCCCATCCGTCCGAACCGAACCTTCTTCCCATCTGGGAAGATGGCGACCATTTTGTGAATTCCGTTTGTGCTTCGACGCACCGTGACGATCGGCATTACCCTATGTACAGATAAAAACCACGACCGCTTCCTGTCCATGTACCTTCAGACGATTCAGGCGAGTGCGCTACGCACGATATTCGAGGTTCTAAAGGATATCGTGAATGACGTCAACGTCTATTTTACGCCGGAGGGTGTTCGTATCCAGACGTTTGACACGGCCAAGGTGACTTTGATTCAGATGTTTCTCCCGGCTGAGAACTTTGAGGAGTATACGTGCGACGCCGAGATGATTGCCGGACTCAACATGACCAATACGCACAAGCTGCTCAAGTCGGTGACGAACAATGACTCGATGAGCATGCGTATGGAGGGCACTGACATTATCGACATTGCGATTGAAAACACCACGAAGCACTCACGGACGTCATTCAGACTCAAGCTACTTGACATTAACGAGGATATGCTCAACGTCCCTGAAATGGATATGGATGTCGTGACGACGATCCCGTCGACCGATTTTCAGAGGATTGCGCGCGACATGGCAAACTTGTCGCCCGAGATGCGTATTGCGCGACACGGAAGCGAGCTGAAGTTTAGCTGCGTCGGCGACTTTGCCGATCAATCGACGGTGCTCGAGTGTGGTGGAGACGGCCCGGCCGAGGAGATTGGCTGTGTCTACCCGCTCAAGTATATCAACATGTACACCAAGGCGACCAATCTGTGTTCGAGCGTTCAACTTTTCCAGTTTAGCGAGCCAAACATGCCGATCGTGTTTCGATATGCAATTGCAAACCTGGGAGACATTAAGTTTTACTTGGCGCAAAAGAACGAGGAGACGTGACCAAGCACGTTTGTGATTCGTACGGGCGGAACGTAGGTTGGTACGATGAGCACGGGCGCAAAGGTCATTCGTATTTTGAACCCTTTGAATGTGATTCGCGGTCGCCAAGACCAAGTACTCATGGCGTACCGTACAGTGTCCCGTCTGATGATATTCCTTGGGCCCGCAAATCTCTTCAGGCGCTTGGTAATGTCCTGGTTGGTCTCGATGACTTCGGCTGTTTCGATCGGCACGTGGAATCCTGACGTACCGTGATTCATGGGCCATTTCCCGACGTGTGTGTATTCCCTGCTGTTGAAGACGTACGTGAAAGCCTTGTCGGTCGACCCTTCGATCGTGGCTATTTCACGTACAGTCATGTTTTTTGGTGTCAGGGCGGCAATAATGTCCATGTCTTCTAAAGAGTTGCCATCTTTAGAAGAGATGGAAAGGCGCATTAACGAAAAGATAAAGGAACTCGAGAATGACCCAGACGCGCTCGTTGAATACCTTGCACGGTGCGCCCCCCACATTCGAGAGTATACGACTGAGCGCCCTGGTGGGATCAAACGGAAGGATATTTTCGAGGAATATATGGTCAGTGTTGAAGAGGCGCACGTCGACGTGAAAAAGTCGAACGGTGTTGACATGCCTTTACAGTGTCCGGGATGCGAGGAATGGCACACGATGATTTACGAACACGAGACGAGCAGTCAGGTGTGCACCGAGTGCGGATGCATGTCATATGTTCAGTGTAACGAGCGCGGATTCAAGGAGGAACAAGAGATGGATCGCAACGTCGTCTACTCGTACAAACGCGAGAACCATTTCAACGAGTGGGTCGCCCAGTTTCAGGCCAAGGAGTCGACGACCGTACCCGATGAAGTGATTGTGCAGCTTCGTCACGAGTTTAAGAAGCAGCGTATCCGATCTGCGTCTGAGATTACACACACCAAGGTGCGTGGCCTCTTGAAGAAGCTCGACCTGAACAAGTACTATGAACATGCGCCGTACATCACAACGATTCTCAACGGTGTCAAACCACCAACCATGCCTCAACCTCTCGAAGACAAGCTTCGTCTCATGTTTGGGCAGATTCAAAAACCCTTTGAGAAACATTGCCCGGCAGATCGCAAAAACTTTTTGTCGTACGCATACACGCTCTACAAGTTTTGCGAACTCCTTGGCGAGGATGATTACCTTCCATGCTTCCCCCTCTTGAAATCAAAGGAGAAGCTGCATCGCCAGGATGACATTTGGAAACTCATCACAAAGGAACTCAACTGGGAATACATCCCGACCGCCTCATAGTTTTCTGCGCCCAAGTGTATATGAAGACGACCCAGGACATTGTCTATGGCTTTATAATCTTCTTCATCATCGATCGGACATCACGACTCATCAGCGCATACCTCTCGACGCGCCGGGATCTGAGTGACATTGAGACGGAGACTATGCGGTGCTCGATCGAGCTCTTCATGCTCCTCGTAGCCCTCCTGATTATCCACAAGTTCATCTAGGGAAATGGGGCGTTTTTGGTGTATGATGAATATGAACTGTTATCGCGACGAGACGTTCGACCTGTGTCGTTCAAAGGGATGGGACAAGGCACCCGTGAGTGCAGTGTGGCTCCTGTTCACAGAGGAGGTGGGCGAGCTCGCCTCGGCTATTCGTCAGTACCAGCGCCATTTCAGGAAGACGGGCCTCAAGAAGGATCGTGGGACTGACATTACAACTGAAATGGGTGACGTGTTTTCTTACCTGTTCCAGCTAGCCTACATGCTGAATGTCGATCTTGACGAGATGTGGCTCAAGCACCGCCAAAAGGTCCAGACCAGAAATTATGTTGACTGAACATAGATATGACTGAGTTTATGGCCGATGACGACACGGCCATGAACCGTATCAACCCATACACCGCGACGGGTACGTTTGGCGTGTCATCCAACGGTGGCTATAAAGGACCCAACAAGCAAACATGGTATGCCCCAGACGACGCACCTGCGTCATGGGATGTTCCTACAGAAAAGCCAGAGTACCTCGAGCACTTTGGCCCCAATCAGCTCAACAAGTCAGGATCCATGTACTTAAAGACGGGTGGGATCCACCCAGCGACGAGCTTCATGTTCCCGGCACGTAAGCTCCAGTACGATGATGGTACCACATCATTCTCGCGCGAGACTTTGTGGAGCGACGCCTCCAACTATGTGTCCGGCCTGCCCAACCAGTTCAGCATCAGGGGGGATAGCCTATGGCCAATCATCCTGGTGTTGATCGCGTTGCTGTTGATTTTCATGTACCGCCGGAAGACGGGCGTCTAAGATCAAGGTCTGCGACCTTGGGATCCCGCCTCTGACGTTAAATCTTCTGTACTTTCGCAGCCACAACCTTGATCAGTTTCTTTTCAAGCAACGCGCGTTCGGACACGCCCCGGCCGTCCAACTTTGGGCACTGGTGCATCTCCAACTGGATACACCTTGTGCAAAAGTGTTCGGAGCATTCGCGACACGTAAGTGCCATGAGACCCACCTTCTTCTTGCACTGGACGCACGGGGACATCGTCGTCGTTTACAATCTCGCACGTATAATCCTTAAGAAGACCGGCTGCGATGATATCTATCGTCTCGATATCATCGACAACCACCTCACAGAGACCATATTGGCGACGCATGAGAACCTCATCCCAGAACGCCTTGGCGCGCGGGAGGATGCGCGCAAACCATACGCGATCACGAACAATCTCGATGACGTCAAACTCCAATGGTGCTTCGGGACTCAGAAAGCCAGCCGGTCGGTACTGGATGAAATCACACGCCTCGAGGTCGAGCACCTCCAGCAAAAGCTGAATCTGGGGCAGGTAATACTTGGGACACTTGTGCTCAATCTTGCGTGTCAAGGGACACTTGATTTCGATGAGACGACCCGACTCGGTGACACCGTCGGGCGAACCACCAAGCCACTTGTGTACCGGGTGTTGAACCAGACCAATCTCGTGCGACTTTTGATTGTACTTGGCGTCATACATGTCACGCGCGACAGGCTCGAGGAGTGTACCATGTGCCGTTGCGGCGTTTCCGTTCCACTTGTTATGGCCGCACTTTTTCACGATGAGATCGCTCGGCTTTTCGTAGGGATTATCACCGATAGCCGTTGCCAAGTCGCTCGCCGTGAGCATGGTTCCACGGAGGGCGTGCCATTCGGGCGTTCGCTGATCGTCGTAGGACTGCTGAAGGAGCTGCTTCACGCGCGGGTGAACTTCATTCATATCTCATACACATGCGCTAACTATGTTTAAGCGCAATCTCAGCCGCATTCTGTTCCGCCTGTTTCTTCGTAGTACCAAACCCCGATCCGCACGGCGTGCCGTCGACAATCACCTCGATGTGAAACGTGCCGTTCGGGTACTGTTGACGCACCTGATAATCCGGCAAAGCGAGCTTGGCCGCTTGGCATTTACGCATCAACTGGTCTTTGTAGTTGTCGTCGTGCAGAGTCACCTCGACGCGATCAAACGACGCAAAGACAAACTTTTTGGCGTGGACCATCCCGAGGTCGAGGTAGATTGCACCGACAAACGCCTCGAAAACATCCTCGAGAATGTTGGGATTCATGTGCCAATTGTTCCGAATGCCCTTGTCGTCCATCAAGATCCACTTGTGGAGGCCGAGCGCCAGTGAAATCTCACAGAGCGTCTTACCACGCACCATCTTCGTACGCGCCTTGGTTAGAAACCCCTCTTGCTCATCCTGGTACTTGTCAAACAAGTGACGCGTGATGATAAACCCAAGAACGGAATCACCCATAAACTCGAGCGTCTCGTACGACGATGCAAGTCCACGGTACTTTTTCAATGCTGATTTATGCGTAAAGGCGCGCTGATACAAAGACAAATCACAAATCTTTGTACCAACGAGCTGTTCGACATCTCCACGAGCGAGCGGAGGTGGATCAACCAACTCAACAGGTTCCATTTGTTATTACACGTAGACTATGTTTAAGGTCCTTACTTGGCAACAGGGGCTGCAGGCTTCTTCAGAAGCGGACGAGCCACCTTGGGCTTCTCAGCTGCAGGGGCAACCACCGACGGAGTGGCCACC